TTAGTAGTTACTGGTTCAAATGTTGGAGCTATTAGTGGTCAAATGTTAGACCCAAGCCAAGCATTAACAGCAGAGGGCGATAATGTAGATATCAAATTACTTGACTTACAAGCAAACCTTGAACAATTAGATAATAGTTTAAAGAGCGACATTAATCAAGTATTAGTAAATTACAACATAAGTCCATCAACTTTCAATATGACTTCTCAACTAACAAGTGGTTTTGCTTTACAAATGGAAAATCTACAACTTGATAAAAGAACTTTATTAAGACAAAACGATTTTGTTTGGTATGAAAAAGATATTTATGAAACAATCATAATGGTTGCTAATGCTAATGGGCTAAATATTCCAATGGAAGAGTTCACAATTAGCTTCAATGCTCCAACTTATCCAATGAATGAAGACGAAAAAGCTACATTATTTGCTAAACAAATTGACATAGGATTAATAAGTCCAGTTGAAATGTTAGTTAAAGAATACGAGATAAGCGAAGAGGAAGCAAAAGTTAAATTAGCAAACAATATAAAAGAACGAAATGAGTTATACAATAAGGTTCAAGCCAACATTAATATGACTGCAACAGCAGAGGCATTGTTAGGTGCTAACTAATGACACTCGAAAAAATCATTGAGAACTTAGAGAAAAAGCAAGACGCAGAACTATCTAAGTTTGAAAAGAGAATACAAAGAATACAACAAACAATAGTTGATATGAGTATTGCTACGGCTATTCAAGACATTAAAGACCCTATCACATATGATAGAGTTTTTGGTCAAATACTTACATCAAGTGGATATTATAATGAGATAAATAACTTTATTAATACAAGCTATGATGTAATCTATAAAGATATTGGAGCAATGTTATCTCTTGGTGGTATTCCAATAACCTTTGACAATAAAGACTTAACTAAAATTGCATCTATAAAACAAATTCACTTTGATAGATTTAGTGAGTTGTCTAATGCTACAATAAATACTATGAAGCAAGAGATATTCAAATATTCTTTATCTAACGCTACATCTGAAACAATAGTCGCAGGTATTAGAAACACTTTGGAACAATCAGACTTGGCAAAGTATTCTGGAACTTATTCAACAACTTTAATTAGTGAATATTCTCAATCAATAATAGATTTAAAAGCACAAGACACTACAAATGGTGTTTGGATTTACAAGGGCGTATTAGATGCCAAAACAAGACCGTTCTGCTCGTGTTTATTAAACAAGCAAGGTTATTATACTGACGAACAGAAATCAACGCTACAAGCAGATAATAGACGAAGATGGAATTGTAGACATATCTTTTTAAAAGTTACAGAAGATTATGCAATTGAGAGAGGATACGACAAAGGAGAGATGTCTTGTTAAAAAAGAGTATTGACTTTGAAAAGTATAAAAGAGCGTTTACTAAGAACACTTTACCACTACACGCAAATGAAATGAAAGCTGACATCATAGATAGAACTCAAAAGGGTTTAGATGTAAACAATAATGCTTTTAAGAAATATTCAAAAGGATATGCAAAAGAAAAAGCTGAAACATTTGGAAGTACAACCGTAAATCTTACACGAACAGAAGCAATGTTAAATGCCATTGATAGTAAACCAATCAACAAAGGTACTACTTTCGGACTTAGGTTCTTTTTTAATTCTAAAGAGCAAAATGATAAAGCTTATGCAAATCAGGTAACTTATAATAGAAAATTCTTTGGCTTTAACAAAAAAGAAAAGGACAAGATTAAAGAGCGAATTATAAAAAGCTTTAAGGCATCAATTAAATAGTATGATATAATAATGTTAAGCGAAAGCTTACAATACTTTTATAAAAGGATTATCCTATGGCTGAAGAGCTTAAAACTGGTACAGATGAACAATCTATAAATGTGAATGAAGCAAAAGTAACACTTACACAAGCTGATTTAGATAATTTAATTAATTCTAAATTTGCAAAAGGTGCTGAAAAAGCAACTAAAACTTTATTGGAAAGTCTTGGAGTTGAAAGTGTAGACACTATCAAATCTATGATGGATAAGCAAAAAGAGTTAGAGGAAGCTAACAAATCAGAGTTACAAAAGGCTTTAGATGTAATGAAAGCAAAAGAAGACGAACTGTTAAATACTAAAAAAGAACTTGATGCTTTTAAAATTAAAACAGCGGTTTCAAACATTGCTATTCAATATGGCATTACAGACCTTGATTATCTTGAGTATCAATACAATAGACAATCATCAAGTGAGGGCTTTAGTGTCGATAGTTTTATTAACGGCTTAAAAGAAAACAAATCGTCTTTATTTAATGATGTTCAAAAACCAACAGTAAAAACAGACACTTCTAATAAGCAAGGCGACCCGAGAAGCTTTGAAGAACGGGTTAAACAATGTAGAACGCCTAAGGAATTGGACGCTCTTTATAAAGAAATAGTTTAAGGCCTAATGTTTGTATATTGGGTACATCTTGAAAATTCTAACATTAAAAAAGATGGCTATGTTGGAATTACTAAACATATTAATAAAAGATGGTATGAACACAAAAGTAGTTATAACTGTAAAAAATTTAGAAATGCTATTGAAAAGTATCAAGATAAGCTAATATGGGAAGTAATATACGACGGAACAGTCGAAGCTTGTAATCAGCTTGAGGCATATTTTAGACCCCTTTCTATGATTGGTTGGAATATAAGAGCCGGAGGTGGTAACAATGGCAGTATTAGTGAACAAACTAAGAAACTAATTTCTACATCAAAGATGGGAGTTAGTCCTAATAGAGAGTACATAATATCTGAAGAAATGAGAGAAAAAAGAAGATGTACATTAGCAAACAATGGCGAAATTAAAAAAGTAAATATTTATGATAAAATAACAAATGAAGCCCTAGCTTTAGGTGTTTATCTTAATATTTGGGCTAAAGAAAAAGGACTAGTAAACCCAGCACATCTATATAAGACTTTATATGGTCAAAGAAAGAGTGCGTATGGTGTTTATGCCAGGTATGCTTAAAAAAAATTAAGCAGAACAGATTGTTTATCCGTAGCTGGGTAAATAATTCGTAATTAACAAAGGATATCACATAGCAAATGTAGTAACAACAGCAGCAACTTTAGATAATAGTTTAATCACTCTTATTGACCAAGAAGTAATCGTATCAGGTGCAGGTATCAACAAAATTGATAACTTCGTAGAAACTCAAGTACAAATCGGTGCAAAATCAATTGCGTTCACAGTTTATTCAAAATTAGCTAAAGCAACAACTGCTTTAACAGATGGTGTAGATGTTGATGCAGTAGCAATGGCAGATGCAGAAGTAGTATTAACTCCAAAAGAATATGGTAGAGTTGTAACTCCTACAAAACTTGCTAACCTACAAACTGGTGGAAAAGCTGATAGAGCTGGAGCTAAATTAGTTGGTATTAATATCGCTGAAACTCTTGACCAATTAGGTATCAATGCTTTAGAAGCTGGTTCAAGTACAACTGCAGCAGTAACTTCAGGAACTTTAGCAAAAGCTGACCTTAGAGCAGCATATACAAAACTTGCAGGAAGCAACATTCCTAAAATCAATGGTTTCTATGTAGCGTTTATGAACCCTGCACAAGTTTCAGACATTAAAGATGATTATATTGATATATACAAATATAACAATCCAGATTTAGCTGTTAGCGGTGTTGTAGGTGCTTTAGAAGGCTTCTTAATCGTTGAAGATGCAAATGTAACTGCTGGTAAAGTTTCTTGTTTCGGTATGGGTGCTTTAGGTAAAGCGGTTTCAATGGAAACTGGTACAACTATCACTGGTCCATTCGACAAACTTGGTAGAATGGTAAATCTTGGTTGGTATGGTGTTATCGAGTACGGTATCGTTGATGACAATGCAGTTGAAATAATCACTGGTGCATAATGATTTTTAAATCATTAAAGAGTTGTAAGTGGTCTGTTGGTTCAGACACTTACCTCTTAACAAGCGGAACTGAAGTTGAAATCAAAGACGAATACATCAGCCACGCAAAAGCAAGTGGGTTATTTAGTGAAGTTGAAGTAACTATTAAAAAGGAAGAAAATGCTAAGCCTATCAAACTCAAAGTTAATTCAAAATCTTCAAATATTAAGTGATTATATTGGTAGAGTAGATATTGGTGGCGACACTTCAATAACTATTAAATCTTTAGAAAATGAAGCAGTTAGTGCAAACGATACACTTTGTATCTTAAGTGGTGCTAATAGTGGAATAGATATTAATGTTGATGATTTTACAGATGGTGTTTTTGATTTAGGTAGCAATGATAATGAACTAAGTCCAAGAGATACAGTTGCAATTTTATCTATACCTTTTGATAGTTATATCATACAAGCAGAAAAATATATAGAAAACGAGCTAAAGAATAAGGGCGTTAAGTTAGAAAACTTCTTGAACGAAGCTCAACTTGAGCAACTACATATTTATAAGACTTTATCTTTAATATGTGGCGATAGACGAAATGGAAGCGATTTAACAGATGCTTATAACTCAAACTTTGAGCGATTTAATTCACTCTATCAAACAGAATTTGCCAACTTCGTAGCTGATTATGATGTTGATGAGGACGGTATAATTCAAGAAGATGAGCAGTTAGTGTTTAAAGGTCAAGTAGGATTTGTAAGATGATAGCAAGTATAAAAAGTAAGGGCTTCAAGTATATTAGTAATGACGACTTAGTAGACAATCAATTTACTTTAGTATCTAAATCGATACAAGAGAGTGAGTACGCATCTATAAGTTCAATTAGATATTCAGAAGTCCAAACTTTTAACTTATTCAAAAAGAATGTTGATTATAATTTTTTAGGCTTAACAAGTGGCTTAAAAGCTATTCGGTCAATAAGTAGAGGTGCAAAAGAACTAATTATTGACAATATTGAAGTAAATATTGAAAAACAAGAAAATGGTTTGTTAGCAACAATGATAATAAAAATAAGCGAGGTTTAATATGGCAACATATCAAGGATATAACGGAGTTGTAAAAGTTAATACAAGTACAACTGTTGGAGAAGTAACAAACTTTTCACTAACAATAAGCACAGATGTTAAAGAAACTTCAAAACTTGGTTCTGCTTGGGCAACTAATGTTCCAACACTATCAAGATGGTCAGGTTCTTTGAATGCTAACTTTGACCCAGATGATGCTGGTCAAGTTCTTTTATCTTCAGGAGATGTAGTTGCTCTTGAGTTAAATGCTGGAAATGGTAGAAAATACAGTGGTTCAGCTGTAATCGGAGATAATGGTGTTACTAATGATGTAGGTGGAATTGTTGCTGCAACATTCTCATTTACTGGTAGTGGCGAATTAACTCTTACAGAAGTAGCGTAAGGTGTCGGCAATGGTCGATAACCTTGCCGATTTATTGGCAGATTTAGATATAGAAAAAGATAAACTTTATGAGGTTGATTTTATAGTCAATGATAAGCTTCATAAGATTTACTACAAAGAGATGACGGGCGAAGATTATAATAAAATCAGACAGAAGTCTATCTTAAGAAAAAAAGAAATACAACTTGATGGAAGTATTACCGAGAGCCAGTATATTGATGATGATGAGTTAAGAGTTAATATCATATTAGATATGGCAAGGGACGAAAAAGGTAACAGATTATTCAGTATGACTAATCCAGAACATAAAACACTTGTAAAGAAAATGAAGTTTACAACTCAATCATTCTTAGCTTATGAAATGGGAATGAAGCCAGAACGGGATATGCTCGAACTACAAAGAGAAAAAATAAAAAAGATGATTACTCAAGGCTGATAATGATGCTTTGCTTTGAGTTACATAAAACACCAGCAGAAATACTTGCATTACCAAGAACACAAATATTTGATTTACTTGCTTATAAAATAGATTACATAAACAAGCCAGAGGGTACTAAGAGAAGTTCTTAGTATGCTCAAGACTATTACTGATAATATAAGTATCATATGCTTTTGCAGCAATTAATGCTGTATCATAATAGCCTAAATGAACTACTTTGGAACTAACTCCTATTCTTGCCCTAAATTTATTTGATGCTTTATGAAACCCTACACCCCTATATCCACTATTATTATCTTTGTATATTGCTCTTGTGTTACGCCTTTGAATTTCATTTGTAACCCATCTACAATTATTCTTTGAGTATTCCTTATTATTATCAATTCTATCAAGAGATAATCCATTTGAATATAAAGTTTGCATATCATTAATAAAGTTTTTAAAAGTTAGCCACTCTTTACTCACATAAATACCACGACCACCATAGTGCTTAAAATCTTTATTGTTTGAGTTTGTACACCTCTGTATCATAGCATTCCAAACACTATATAATTTTTTTTGATTGTTTAACATTGAAGACCTCCAAGTCTGTAAGTAATTTGATTGATGGATACGGACTTGGAGGAAAACATATCCACCAGTCAAATATCTCACTGATGCAATTATACCACGCAAACTTTAATTTTGATATAATTACTAAAAATAAATAAGGCGATATAATGGCTGAAAAAATAGAATTTGATGTACTCTCTATTAGGACTAACTCCCATCTTTGATGTAGAAATTAGTTTCTTAGTTTGTTCACTAATACTGCCATTGTTACCACCTCCGGCTCTTATATTCCAACCAATCATAGAAAGG